GTCTATAAAAGAAAGACTGATATATTTAATTATATTACTTCTAGGAGGTGTTTATATTTATTTTCTTATTTTTTCTAAAAGTGAGGATTACATAAATGTTTATAATTCTAAAATAGAAGAATTAAACCAAAAAATAGATTCAATTAATACTTTAAATAATCAATTAACCTTTAAAATAGACAATTTAAATGTTCAAATATCACAATTAGATCAACAATTAGATTTAAAGGATAATAAGATAAATAATTTAAAACATGAAATTAACACTAAAGTTGATGCTGTGGATTCTTTTAGTTATGGTGAGCTTGAAAAGTTTTTCACAAACCGCTACAGACAGTACCTCGATTCAATTACCCAAAATCGTAGCTCGTCTAGTAATTAAAGATCTTATAAAAGGGGATGGCGCTAAACAACAGTTAGTGTTTTTCGAGGATAAAATTAATTTTTTAAAACAAAAAATTTCTTTAAAGGATAGTGTTATTTTAAATTTAAATTTTAAATTATCTAATTTCAATTCACTTTCTCTACTTCAATCCCAACAATTAGAAATATCTCAACAGTTATCTAAAAGGTTAGAACAAGATCTAAAAAATCAAAAAGTTAAAACTAAATTATTTAAATATGGTAGTGGGGCCGCTTTATTAGGAGCAGCAACATTATTTTTAATAAAATAGTTATATGTCAGATATAAAACAAATAATTCGCTCTGAATATATTAAATGTGCATCAGACCCTGTGCATTTTATGCGTAAATATTGTTATATACAGCACCCACAAAGGGGTCGCATACAGTTCAATTTATACCCATTTCAAGAAAAAGTACTCAAGCTTTTTAGAGACCATGATTATACCACAGTATTAAAATCTCGACAGTTAGGTATATCTACTCTGGCGGCTGGTTATGCTTTATGGTTGATGACTTTCCATAAAGATAGAAACGTACTGGCATTAGCAACAACACAAGCTACTGCCCGTAACCTAGTAGGTAAAACCCAATTTATGTGGGAAAATCTACCTTCATGGCTTAAAATAGACTCAGCTGAAAACAATAAATTATCTCTTAGGTTAACAAATGGTTCAAAAATACAGGCAAAATCCTCAAATTCTGATGCTGCCCGTTCCGAAGCCGTTTCTTTACTAATAATAGATGAAGCAGCTTTTATTGATAATATTGCAGAAACATGGGCTTCAGCACAACAAACTTTAGCAACTGGGGGTGGAGCAATTGTATTATCAACACCCTATGGTACAGGTAATTGGTTCCATCAAACTTGGGTTAAATCCGAGGGGGGTGAAAATGATTTCTTACCAATTAAACTACCTTGGTATGTCCACCCAGAACGAGATCAAACCTGGAGAGATGCTCAGGATACTTTACTAGGAGACCCTCGATTAGCAGCTCAAGAATGTGATTGTGATTTTAGCACTTCAGGTGATATAGTGTTCTATAATGAATATTTAGAATATTACGAAAAAACATTTATAAAAGCACCACTAGAAAAACGAGGTGCAGACCAAAACTTATGGGTTTGGGAATCTCCAGACTACACTAGGGATTATATGGTAGTAGCGGATGTAGCTAGAGGTGATGGGAAAGATTTTTCTACTTGCCATGTTATAGATGTTGAAAGCAATGTACAAGTAGCTGAATATAAGGGTCAAATAGGAACTAAAGAATTTGGGCACTTATTAGTGGGGTTAGCTACGGAATACAATGAAGCTATGTTAGTAGTGGAAAATGCCAATATAGGTTGGGCTACAATACAGGTAGCAATAGATAGAAACTATTCTAACCTTTACTATTCACAACGGGGTGGAGAAGCAAATGCTGATTCGTATTTTGACAAATATCAAGACCACTCAAAAATGGTAGCTGGTTTTACAATGTCATCTCGAACTAGGCCTATGGTAATTGGTAAATTGCAAGAATATATAACAGATAAGGGAGTAACAATTCAATCACGAAGATTGATAGAAGAAATGAAAGTATTTATTTGGAAAAATGGTAGAGCTGAAGCCCAAAGTGGATATAACGATGATTTAGTTATGGCATTTGGTATTGGGATGTATATTAGAGATACTGCTTTAATTCAAAGACAACGTGGTTTAGAAACTACTAGAAATGCACTCAATAATATAACTGTGAATAGATCTTCCTATCAAGGTGGGTATTTTTCAACGAGCGCCGATAATCCTTACCACATGAAAACAGATCATGGCGGAGAAGATATTAGTTGGCTTATTAGATAATATTTATAAATAACAATTACAATATAATGGCGGATAAAAATTTATTTACTAGACTACAAAGATTATTTTCAACTGATGTTATCATCCGTAACGTAGGGGGAAACCAAATCTCGGTAATGGATAGTAATCAAATTCAAACAAATGGGGATCTACAAACAAATTCACTTATAGATAGATATCATAGAATATATTCAACAAACCCCACTTCACTCTATGGTTCTCAATTCAATCTAAACTATCAATATCTTAGACCACAACTATATTCAGAGTATGATGCAATGGATACAGATGCAATTATTGCTTCGGCACTAGATATTATAGCGGATGAATCAACTTTAAAGAATGATATGGGTGAGGTAATATCTATTCGTTCTTCAAATGAAAATGTACAAAAAATCCTATATAATTTATTCTACGATGTTCTTAACATAGAATTTAATTTGTGGGCATGGGTTCGTCAAATGTGTAAATATGGGGACTTTTTCTTAAAATTAGAAATAGCAGAAAAATATGGAGTTTACAATGTAATCCCTTATACCGCATACCATATAGAAAGAAACGAAGGATTTAATCCCGAAAACCCATCTGAAATTAGATTTAGATACTCTGCTAACGGGTTAGTAAATCCTAGTTCAGGGATGTATGCAACACCAAACCAACAAGATAATTTAAACTCTATTTTCTTTGAGAACTATGAAATAGCTCACTTTAGGTTAATAGGTGATACAAATTATTTACCTTATGGTAGATCATATATCGAACCCGCTCGTAAATTGTACAAACAATATACCTTAATGGAGGATGCAATGTTAATTCATAGAATTGCACGCGCCCCTGAAAGACGTATATTTTATATGAATGTTGGTTCTATCCCACCAAACGAAATAGATGCATTTATGCAGAAAACTATTTCAACTATGAAACGTACCCCCCATATGGATCAAAAGACAGGGGAATACAATTTAAAGTATAACATGCAAAACATGATGGAGGATTTTTATATCCCAATTCGTGGAAATGATACAACAACTAAAATAGAAACTACACCTGGTTTATCATATGATGGTATTAAAGATGTAGAATATTTAAGAGAAAAATTATTTGCTGCTTTAAAAGTGCCAAAAGCATTTTTAGGGTATGAAAAAGATTTAGAAGGCAAAGCCACTTTAGCAGCCCAGGATATTAGATTTGCTCGTACTATTGAACGCCTGCAAAGAATAATAGTATCGGAGTTAAACAAGATAGCATTAGTTCACTTATATTCTCAAGGTTATAGAGATGAATCTTTAACTAATTTTGAACTATCAATGCAAACCCCTTCAATTATATTTGAACAGGAAAAAATTGAATTGTTAAAATCAAAAACAGAACTAGCAATAACATTGAAAGAAAATCAACTTCTCCCAACAGAGTGGATATATGACAACATATATAACCTATCGGAAGACCAGTATGATGAATATAGAGATTTATTACGTGAAGATGCTAAAAGAACATTTAGATTAGCTCAAATAGAAAATGAGGGTAACGACCCTATTGAAACCGGTAAATCTTATGGTACTCCCCACGATTTAGCATCACTATATGGCAAAGGGAGAAAATCCTCGGACCCTTCAAACCTTCCTGATGGTTATAATGAAGACTCTGATTTGGGGAGGCCTAAAAATTCTATTACTAAAAGAGGAACTCAAGATAGTAATTTTGGTAAAGACCCCTTAGGTGTTAAACGTATGAAAGATACAGATAAGAATGATTCCAAAAACAGTAGAACGGATAGCAATAAAAGTGGTTTAGCTCTTGAAAGTGCTCAAACTTCTTATTTGAAGAATAAAAATATTTTCTCAAAACTAAATGAAAAAGTATCAATCTTTGAGCAGGATAGAGATAATAGCTCACTTTTAGATGAAAACCAATTGAAGTAGTAAAACCCTTATTATATTTATAAATAAATATATTTTTTTAGATGAAAATAAAACATAGTAAATTTAAAAACACCGGTATTCTTTTTGAACTTTTAGCTCATCAAATTACCGCTGACACTTTAAAGGGGGGAGATTCTCCTGCCATTGACATATTAAAAAAATTCTTTGTTAAAACCTCATTAGGACGTGAGTATAAATTGTATGAAACAATTTTAAAATCAAAAACGTTAAATGAAGGAAAGGCTAATATGATTGTGTCTACTATACTAGAATCTTCAATATCGTATAACAAAACCTCATTAAAAAAACAAAAATACAATTTAATTAATGAGATTAAAAAACATTATGATTTAGAAACCTTTTTTGGCACTAAAATCCAAAACTATAAAGAATTAGCAGCACTATACACTTTAATAGAAGGATATAGCTCCAGTAATGTCAATCCCATACAGTTAATTGAAAATAAAGTTGTTTTACTTGAATATCTAACGAAGCAAGACATAGAAGTTAAAAATGTTAAAGAAGACATACTTAAAGAATTCCAATCCTATGATAAGGATCTTAGAATTTTAACATATAAAGTATTATTAGAAAAGTTTAACAGCAAATATGATAACTTATCATATGAACAAAAACAAGTCCTTAAAGAATTTATCAACTCTGTAGATTCAACTCCAAGTTTAAGAGAATTTTACAACCGTAAAATCCAAGAATTAAAACACACATTAAAAGAACAATCTAAATCTATTAAAGATAAAGTCATTACCATTAAACTAAACGAAGTATCTAAATACTTAGTGGAATTAGATAAAACGTCTAGAGTTAATAACGATAATTTAGTTGATTTACTGCAATATTACGAATTAGTAAAAGAAATAAAACACTCAAATGGGTAAATACAGATACAAACTTAAGGAAGAACCCTTCTCACCAGGAGATACAAGTATAAGTAAAGGAATTAAATCTACAGTTAAAGATATTAATCCTACAACTGGTGCTATTTCTTGGGAAATAGATTATATCCCTAATATGACTAAGTTAGTAGAAGATGTTGATGAGTTAACTAAAACTGCTAAAGGTGTATATCAAAAAGCAAAAGACGATAAAAAGTTTTTAGACATTTACGAACAAGCTAGATCTTTAAGAAATACAATTCGTACCCACATTAGAAACCACTACCCCGAAGAATATAAAAAAGCCATGAACGAAGGGGCGAGTATAAATGAAGCATCACCTATTGTAGTAATTTATAAAGGAAGAAGATTAGTTGTCGAGCCTGAAGAATTCAAAAGACTTAAATTAGGTAAAGATATTGTAGGTATGAGTTCAAAACACCCAGGACAAGAAGAATGGATATTAGCTAAAGGAGATTGGAGTATAGAAGAAGAACTAACCGAAAATAGTATAGAAAAGGACATAGAACATTTATCTACGTTATCACCTGATGATCGTTTTTGGTATGTAAAAGACTTCCCAATGGAAAAATTAATAGACATGGCAGATCACCTCCAATTAGATTATGAAGACCATGATGATGTACAAGATAGGATATTGAGTAATTTTGAATACCTGTATGATGAAATTGAAGAAACATCAACATCAAATGGTGCTGGTGGGTATTTAACAAAATATGCTTTTAAACCGTCTAAAAATTCTAAAAAAATTAAAGAAGATATAGGAGCAACATTAGGTCCGGGACCAAAAGCAGGTCCTAAAGGTGTTGTAGACAACTATTATGTGTCTAAATTTGGGTATAAAATAGTAGATAGAAAAAAACAAGCAAAAGCATCAAAAACCATAGATTATAAAGATTTGTGGGGTAAAACTTATAATTAATATGTATAAATATAAATTAAAAGAAGAAGTAAAGGGTGTTGAACGTTTTCAAAATGAACGAATAGAATCCTTTGATATTTTAGAAAATCGTTTAAAAAACATACAAAAATACATTAGACAAAGTAAATTAGCTACCATCCGATACTATAATGAAAACCCACAAAGCTACTCTGTAGTAAAAGGCACAGATTTAGTTAGTGAATATTTTGACGATATAGAAACACTATTAAAAGAAGAATAAACTATGACATTACAAGAACAATACAACCAAATAAAAAATGGGGAAGGCTCTAAATACATTTTCCTTACAGAAGCTAAAAAACAGTTCCCTAATATTCTTACCAACCCTATGGGGTTTGAAGAAACATCTAAAATGTTAAAAACACGTGGTGTTATAACTGAAAATTATGTAGACCTTTATCCCATTAGTGTTATGGAGGCAACAGAAAAATTACCATTTGAAATTAAATACGCAGAATTTTTAGCTGAAGAAGCTAAATCTGTTGAGAAAAAAACAACAAAAGAAGTAGATGAGGTAAATGCTCATGGTTTTAATAATAAAGACAAATCTAATCTAGACAACCAAATAGGGCAAGAAGTACTTAACGGTATCTATTTTGAAGCAAAACAAAACCCAGACAAAGATTTAGAAGAAATCCGTAAAATAGTATCTAAAAACCTAGAAAAAGATGGACAGTACTATATGAAAAATGCTGCTTTCGGAATCGAAGGTTTAGGATATCAAGAAACAGAAGTTGAAGAAGTATCGGGTAAACATAAATCATCAGGATATTCCGATAAACTAAAAAAGTTAGTTAAAGAATCATTAATGAGGTCTTTAAATAATCCCCTAAAAGAATCTAATGAATTTGGGGGAATGGGTCTAATAGTAAGAGGTAAAACACCCCAAGATAACGATTTGATAGACCAAGCGATAGAGGAAAGTGGGTTTTATGGTATTTATAATTCTCAAGAAGATTATTGGTTTTTTCCTGAAGAAGGAGATCAATCTACTATGGATAAACTTGAAAATGAGCTTGAAACTATTTTTATACAAAAAGGTGCAGATGTTTCGTATGAAGGTCAGTTTAATGAATCCTTGAAAGAAGAAACCCAAATTGAAGAAACACCAAAACCCGACTTTGCAGACATCGATGGAGATGGAGACAAAGAAGAACCAGTAAAAACCGCAGCAAAAGATAAGAAAAAAATGAAAAAGGATACATTAGAATCTAGATTAGCAGAAATAGATAAGCAAGGTGCTGTAGTTGCCTTAGAAGCCAAAATAGAAATGGTTGGGGAGGCTATAGAAACTAAAAACTCAAGAATATCAATGATTTCAGAAGATGAAAACCTATCCGAACTTGTAGACAAAAATAAAATCAAGGCTATGCAGCGAGAAGTTAAAACTCTTGAAAACCAAAAAGCTAAGATGGAAAAAGTATATGAGAAAATGTGTGGTAAAACATATTCTAAAATGGAGGTTGTAGGAGAAGTAGATACAGATGAATCAATATAATTATAATGAAAAAACTACTAATAGAAACTCATTTCCTAAAGGTATCCCCTACCTCCTTAACTGAAAACGTTAATAGAGAGAATGGAAATCTTTTAGTTGAGGGTGTACTAGCCACTGCCGAAATAAAAAATGGAAATGGCCGTTATTACTCTAAATCTTTATGGGAACGTGAGATGGATAAATACAATGAGCTGATAAAGCAACGTAGAGCCATGGGCGAATTAGACCATCCTGAATCTCAAGTAATAAACCTAAAAAACGTTTCTCATCTTATCCAAGAATATTGGTGGGACGGGGATAACGTAATGGGTAAAATAGAGATCTTACCCACCCCCTCAGGTAACATTCTTAAGGAACTTATTAAAAGTGGAGTATCTTTAGGAGTATCATCTAGAGGAATGGGTTCATTAGAACAAAATGGTAGTGTAATGGAAGTACAAGATGATTTTGAATTATTATGTTGGGACTTCGTTTCAACACCTTCAAATCCAGGTTCATATATGCATACACTAACTGAAGGTAAAAATACAGTAACTTATAATTACACTAAATTAAATTCAATTATACACGAAATTCTTTGTTCAAAGGGTTCATGTTCTTTAATATAACAAACACCAAATAACAAAAAAACAATGAATAATTTCGATTTAAAAAAATATTTAGCCGAAGGTAAGATATTTAAAGAAGAACAACAATCTTCTAACCCCCATTAAGTAATGTTGGAAATTTAAAACAACAATTACAAAAACTTGAAGATTTTAGAGTTGAAGTTAACAACATGGTTGTTGATCTAAATACAGAAGATGATAATTATGATGAAATTGAAGATTTTATTACTATAGATTTTGAGGCATCAATTCTTAATTTAATGCAAGAATTAGAAAATTTTATAGAAGAACTTGAATAAAAACTTTTCTTCGGACGCTACCGAAGGCCGATTGCCCTCCAAGAATATTATCCTTGGGTTAACCCTTACAGAAATGTGAGGGTTTATTTTTTCTTTGCATTTTTCACCTTTTTCTACATATGTATAATCACAATACACCATTCCTTATATGGTGTTCATAAAAAAATAATTCCTATTACAGTTCACTCAATAACTGTATTTCACAAACTAAAATTTTGCGACTATGCCAACAAACCGAGATTTGTTAAAGGAAGCTATTGCTGATGCAAAAACAGTTAAAGAAACTGCGATTGCTAACGCCAAAGCTGCTTTAGAAGAAGCATTCACGCCTCATTTAAAATCCATGCTATCTGCTAAGTTAGAAGAAATGGACCGAGATGAAGATGGAGAGCTTGAAGAAATGGATGCTTATAGTTTTAAAGAAAAAAATGGAGATTCAATAGATACTGCCCCTAGAAAAGTAGGTCAAACTACAGTTCAAGAGGAAGAAGAAGTTGAAGAAGAATTTAATCTTGACGAATTATTAGCTGAACTTGGAGAAGATAAAGAATCAGAAACCATGAACGAAGAATTAACTGAAGAAGAAGATGAACAAGAAGCAGAAGACTTAGATGTTGATGCTGAAGGGGAATCTGATGATGAAATTGATTTAGAGGACATGACAGAAGAAGATTTAAAATCTTTTATCGAAGATGTAATTAAAGATATGGTTGAAGCAGGCGAATTAGAAGCTGGAGAAGAAATGGAAGACGGAGCAGACATGGAAGACATGGAAGCAGAGGATGAAATTGAAATCGAAGGTGATGACGAAGCTGAAGAAATCATGGAAAATGAAGAAGTAGAAGAATATGGCAACCCTAGAATGCAAACCCGAGCAGATCAGGCAGCAGGGGGACTTGAAAACATCCATAATGCTCTTAAGGCATTAATCAAAATGGGTGGAGAAGCTGGTGTTAAAGCTGGTGAGATCTTAAAATCTATGGCTCAAGGTGTACATTCCTCTAAAATGGAAGAAGAAGTTGAAGAAGCTAATGAAATGGACGACATTGAAGAACTTAAAAAAGAACTTCATGAAGTTAATTTACTAAACGCTAAATTACTTTACACTAACAAAATCTTCAAAGCTAAAAATTTATCGGAAGATAAAAAAGTAAAAGTGTTGAAAGCTTTTGATAAAGCCGAAACCGTTAAAGAAGCAAAAGTTATTTATGAAACATTAAACGAGGGATTATCTTCTAGCATGTCTAGACCTATCTCTATGGTTAATGAAATCAAAAGCAGCGCTTCAAAATCATCAGGATTTATTCCTACAGTAAAAAGTCCAATTGTTGAAAATGATGCTTTCTATAGAATGCAACGTTTAGCAGGGATTATTAAAGAAAATTAATTTTAAAACCAACACAAACTAAAAATCATGAGTTTACAATCTCTTTTAGAAAGTGCAAACCCATATCACTCAGTACAGAGTGATGCAGCTCGCTTAGCGACAAAATGGGAAAAAACAGGTTTATTAGAAGGATTAAAAGGTGCTTCTAAAAACAATATGGGACTTATGCTTGAAAATCAAGCTAAGCAATTAGTAGTAGAATCATCTCAAACAGGTGGTGGTACTTCATCAACAGGTGGGTTCACAGCAGGTAATGGTGAGCAGTGGGCAGGTATTGCTTTACCTTTAGTAAGAAAAGTATTTGGTCAAATCGCAGCTCAAGAATTTGTATCTGTACAACCAATGAACTTACCTTCAGGTTTAGTATTTTACTTAGATTTCCAATATGGAAATGATAGAACTGCATTCTCAAAAGGATCTTCATTATACGGTGATGTTGAGGGATTTGCTTCAAATGGAACAAATGGTGGTTTATACGGAGCAGGTCGTTTCGGATACTCAATCAATAACACTTCATCTGCCGTATCAGCAGCAACACAAGCTACAGCTTCTTGGTCAGATGTAAATTTTGACTCAGAATTTTCAGCATCTGCAACTGGTGGGGATCTACGTAAAATTACTGTAAATTTAGCAGGTAAAAAGGCTGACTTTAACGGTGCTAGAGGATTTGTATTGACTGGAGCTAATTTAACAGCAGCAGAAAATAACCCAGCATTTACTTCAGTTAATGGTGATAATGTATCTTTTATTATTAATGTCGCAGATGAAACTGCAGCAGGTGCAACAGGAGCATATGTCGTTGAATATCAATTACAACCAACTGATGTAAACAGAGGTGATTTTGAAGATGGAAATGCAGCACTTAATACATCAAATTCTCCAAGTATCTCAATTCCAGAAATCAACGTACAGATGAAATCATCTTCTATAGTTGCTAAAACTAGAAAATTGAAAGCAGTATGGACTCCTGAGTTTGCTCAAGACTTAAATGCTTATCATTCAATTGATGCTGAAGCGGAATTAACTTCTATCTTATCTGAGTACATCTCTTTAGAGATCGATTTAGAAATTTTAGATATGTTGATGGAAAATGCTTCTGCAGGAACTGAAGTATGGTCAGCAGTTAACAATAGATCAATCGTTAACGATGGAGCTAATGGGGTTGTTAATGATAATCTAGGATTCTACAACTCACAAGGACAATGGTTCCAAACTTTAGGAACTAAAATCCAAAAATTATCTAATGTTATACACCAGAAAACTCTTAGAGGTGGTGCTAACTTTATGGTATTATCACCAGCAGTATCTACAATCATTGAATCTATCCCTGGTTTTGCTGGAGATGTAGATGGTCAAGTAGACAAAATGAGCTATGCTTTCGGAGTACAGAAAGTAGGTGTATTAGGTGGTGGTAAGATTAAGGTATACAAAAACCCTTACATGGTTGAAAACCAAATCCTATTAGGATTTAGAGGAACTCAATTCTTGGAAAGTGGAGCTGTATTTGCTCCTTATATCCCATTAATCATGACTCCATTAGTATACGATCCAGATACTTTTACACCAAGAAAAGGATTATTGACTCGTTATGCTAAGAAAATGGTACGTCCTGAATTCTATGGTAAAATCCAAATCTCAGGTTTAAATACTATCTAATCAGATATTTAAATCTTTATCAGTAAATCAACCCGGCTTATGCCGGGTTTTTTATTTTATTAATATTTATAATAAACCCAAAATAGTTATTATATGCCTTCAAAACACCACACTGATACCGTATTCGCCCAAAAACGAAAACCAAAGAATCCAATTAAGTTTAACGTTCAATTAAATGATGAACAAAAATTAGCAAAACAACTTATTTTAGAAAACCCCATTACTATATTAAGAGGAATGGCAGGTTCCGGTAAAACTTTAGTGGCAACTCAAGCAGCCCTAGATTTATTGTTTACAAAGCAAGTCGATAAAATTATTATTACACGTCCTACAGTATCTAAAGAAGATATAGGATTTCTACCTGGAGATATTAAAGAGAAAATGGATCCCTGGTTAGCACCCATCTACCATAATCTATATATGTTATACGGTAGAGAAAAAGTAGATAAAGAATTAGCAGATGAAAATATAGAAATAGTACCCTTTGCATTTATGAGAGGGAGAACATTTTTAAATTCCTTTGTAATAGTAGACGAAGCCCAAAACGTAACCCATAACCAAATGGAAGCAGTTATTGGGAGACTAGGTAAAGAATCTAGAATGGTAATTTGTGGAGATATGGCTCAAATAGATCTTAAAGATAAAAGGGAAACAGGGTTTAGTTTTTTAAGTAGAATTGAAGAACAAGTAGAAGGTTTTAAAATCTTTACTTTAGAAAAAAACCATAGACACGAAATAGTATCTCCAATTCTTTTAGTATATCAAAATTTTAGAGATTAACATATTTTTATATATTTATAACAAAACATAAATAATGGCTAACATTCCTATATATAATGGTAATCCTACTTGGGCATCTGATTTAACTCCTTTTGGGTTTTACGATGCCGAATCTCAATTCCAAACTGATGCTGTTAAAGTAGCAAAATTTTGTGCCCAAAGATTAGGATATCCTTTAACTGAAGTAGAACTTCAAGATATGAATTTCTTCACAGCCTTTGAAGAAGCAGTTACTACTTATGGTAATGAATTATACTCATATAAAATCAGAGACAACCAATTATCTTTTGAAGGTTTACCTACTGGGAGTAATTTAAATACTAGTATTGTATCCCCAAGCTTTGAACCTATTGTTAAATTAACAGAACAATATGGTGTTGAATCTGGAACTGGGGGTAACGTTTCATATTATAAAGGCTCAATTCCCCTTACTTCTTCAATCCAAGATTATGATTTAGCAGAATGGGCTACATCTCAAAATATTACAGGTGGCATTGAAATTAAAAGGGTATTTTACCAAGAGCCACCTGCCATAACTAAATTCTATGACCCACATTCAGGAACTGGGTTTGGGTATCAATCAATGATGAATAGTTTTGGGTTTGGGGCTATGAGTCCTGCTATTAATTTTCTAATGATGCCCTTAAATTTTGATCTACAAACAATTCAAGCAATTGAAATGAATGATCAAATACGTAAATCAAACTTCAGTTTTGAGATTAAAAATAATAAAGTAAAAATATTTCCTATTCCTATACTTAATGCCGGAAATTTATTTTTTGAATATATAAAGAGAGAAGATAGAATAAATAGTAGTATAACATCTGCACCCGATAAAGTTTCTAATGTTTCTAATACCCCATATGATAATCCTACATACTCAAGTATAAATTCTGTAGGACGTCAATGGATATTTGAATATACACTAGCAATATCTAAAGAGATGTTAGGGTATGTACGAGGAAAATATAGCAATATACCAATCCCAAATTCAGATGTAACATTGAACCAATCAGATCTAATATCAGCGGCAACATCAGAAAAAACATCTTTAATTGAAAGATTAAGAATATATTTTGATGAAACCTCTCGTAAATCTTTATTGGAAAGAAGAGCACAAGAAACTGAACATAAACAATCGGAATTAAGACAAGTTCCATTTACAATTTACGTAGGATAATGTGTGCAATGTTTGGAACATCAAGAGATGTAAGTTTGGTACGAAGATTAAATCGTGAGTTAATGGGTAACATTATCTCCCAACAATCTTCTTTTTATAAATTTAAACTTGAAGAAACTAAAGTTAATTTATATGGGGAGGCAGCGGGTGAAAAATATTATGATGGTCCCTTTTTATTTAACTGTTTAATCTCTAGAGAAAACCAACAGTATTCTGTTGGGGATATAGGAGTAGGATACAACCAACCCATTACTTTTGCATTTCTTAGAGATGATTTAGTAGATGCTAGTATTGTACCCGAAGTAGGAGATATAATTTTATATCAAGAAGGGTATTATGGAGTTCAATCCACAATTTCTAACCAATATTTTACAGGCAAAAACCCAGATTACCCCAATAACAATTCTGATGGTACACCAAACCCCTTAAACGCAGGTTTAGAAAATTTTGGAACTAATTTATCTATAATATGCAGCACTTACTACATCCCAAGTGATAAAGTAAACATTTCACCATATAAAGAGAGGTTTTAAATTATAAAAACATATGTATAAGTATGACACAATATAGAAAACCTATACCCAAAACCCAAAAGGAAATAAGTGGAGGATTACAAGAACCCTTTGATAGACATAGAGGGGATCCTAATCTTAACGTTAATCCTAATGAAAGTGAAACCGGAATATCTTTTAATAGATCTACTAAATTAAGTTTCAAAGGGGATACTTCTAAGCCTTTTTCTATTGGTATTAAAGATTTAGATGAAGCAGTTTTTTATTACTTTGAAAATGTTATACAACCCTTTATTTACCAAAATGGAGAGAGAAAGAATGTGCCCCTAATTTATGGTTCTCCTGAAAGATGGAAATCATTCCAAAAAGATGGGTACTATAGAGATAAAAATGGGGCAACTATGCTCCCTGCAATTATTATTAAAAGAGACAATATAGCTAAAGACAGATCAGTAGCTAATAAATTAGATGCTAACATGCCTAATTTATATGGTTCTTTTCAAAAGGCATTTACACCCAAAAACTTTTATTCTAACTTTTCAACACTAAACAATAGAATCCCAGTTAAACAATTCCATGCAGTAGTAATCCCAGATTATGTTACTCTAGAATATAGTTGTATTATACAAACATATTATATGGAGCAACTAAATAAAATAATCGAAGCTGTAGAATACGCTTCAGATGCATATTGGGGCAATCCCGAGAGATTTAAATTTAGAGCTTTTATAGATAATTTTACAACATCAACAGAGTTAAGTGAAGGACAAGACAGATCAGTTAAAGGTACATTTACCATTAGATTAAGAGGATATATAATACCTGAAGTATTACAAAAAGATTTGAATTCTATTAAAAAATTTAATTCAAAATCCAAACTTATTATTCAAATGGAAACTACATCAAATTCTGATATATTTGATCCAAATGTAACTAAACTTAAAGATGGTAGAACAAGGCGTCAAAGAGAAATTGATGGTAGGATAAGTTCACTAGGAGAAATCACACCCGGAAGAGAAGTCCAATCACAAGATCCAGGTTCCGAATTAAGATCTTAAAATATAGAACATGAGTAACGTTAGATTTATAGATTCACTTAAGGTAGGTTCCTATATTATTGAAAATCCTTTTACAGGGAGCTACATAAATATAGGTAATAATGTTAACAATTATTTATTAACTGCTACTGGTGAAGAAGATACAATAAAGGGGGAACCAGAATTAGTATTTGATTCTCTTAATTTGCGTATTGGGGGAGAACCTAGTGGTGAAGCTAGGTTAGAGATTACACACACCTCAAGTGTAGACAATCTCTTACTTATAAAAAATACAGATACAAACACGGGTATTAAAATAAACAATGAAGGAACTTTTCAACTCCTTGAATTTCCTGTATTGCCTACTGCAATAGCAGGTGCCGTTGCATATAGCTCCTCAGGGTTTTGGGTAGGAGTAGAATAAAATCAATATGTATAATAAAATAATAAAATAATAAAATAATAAAATAAATGGCAACATGGAAAAAAGTCGCGATATCAGGCTCCAATATATCGCAATTCAATAATGATTCAAATTATATAGTTAATGGTCAGAGTGGAGTTGTTCTCACAGGTTCATTTAGTGGGTCCTTTGTAGGAACAACTGATCTACCAGATTTAACAGATGGGAATGGTATTGCCGATTTTATCTATGATGGTTCAACAACCTCTACCATATCAGTACAATCAAATACAACTACAGGTGGTAATATTAAACCTATATCTGTAACCCCTAATGGTGTAGGTTTTGATATCTCAACTATTGATGGTAATGGTATAGGCTTATCAGGTGGTGAATTAATAGTTAATGTAGACAATTCATCTATTGAAATTAATGCTGATTCCTTAAGAGTTAAAGCTGCAGGTGTAACTAATGCAATGTTAGTTAACGATGGGTTTGTGCTTGGTACTACTGATATTTCGTTAGGTGCTACTGGTTCTACAGTTAATGGTTTAACACTTACTAACGTAATAGCAGCAGGTTCATTTAGTGGTTCATTTAGTGGTTCTGCTACTTTACCTCCCTTAGTAGATGGTAATGGTATAAACGACTTTACATACAATGGTTCAACCGGAGCTACAATATCAGTTCAAACTGATGGTTCAACTTTAACTACAGGAGTAAATGGTGTTTCTGTAGCAGCCAATGGGATTACAGCAACACAATTAAACACTTCAATAGCCGGTACAGGTTTAGCTGGTGGTGGTGGAACAGCTCTAAGTATTAATTTAAATGAACTTACATTAGGTTTAGGATTAGATGTAGGAGGTAATGCTACAACACTAAATTTAGATCTTACTGAAGTAATATCAACAGATGGTGTTAACAGAGTATTAACCTCAGATGGAGATGGTACTTTAACAGCAGAACCAAACTTTGCGTTTGATGGTGTTACTTTAACGGTAACAGGTAACCAAACCATTTCAGGAAACTTAACAGTACAAGGTACAGCATCTTTTCAAAATACTACAAATTTAGATATAACGGATAGATTTATTCGTTTAGCATCTGGGTCAGCTACTGCGGGAGATGGGGGTATTGTAGTTCAACAAACTGGTACTACTAATGGTGAATTATTTGGGTTCGACTCTGGTACAACTCGTTGGGCGGTAACTAGCTCATTTGACGCGTCAACCTCGGCATTTACACCAGATGCATTTATGGCGGCCGCAGTAGTTGGAACAGGAATAGACCCAACATCAGCACCCGCTAGATACACAGCAAAAGGTAACATTTTTGTAGGTACAGATGAAGGTATTTGGATTTATTCATAATATATAAAAAAATAGTTGTATAAAAAAATATTAAAAAGGTTTATGAGCTTTAAAGCAGGAAACACAGAAGTTGGAGGGATCCCTATAAACAATATAGGTTCCTCCACTCCTAATATCACACAGGTAGAACTTTCAGAAAAAGAATTAGAATTTCTCTTAGTAACAATCAAAAATGGTTTATTCAAAGGAGAATATGTTGAGGTACTTTATAATTTAACTTTGAAATTGCAAAAACATTTTGTAGATTTAAGAAATAAAAATAATAGTTTATGATGATATATACCCTTGAAGATTTAAATTTAAGAGAAATCAAAGCATTACGTAAATCCCTAGATTACATCCCTATTACAGGGGTAGATGCTGCTTTTATAGCAATACTGCAAAATAAAATTTCTACACAAATTTTTCAAATAGAAGAATACCTTCAAACCGAAGAAAATGATAAAAATACTTTACTCCAAAAGGCTATAGAAAAAGATCCTGACATTAATAAAACTACTATTAAGGGGAATAAAAAGCCTTAATATTTATAACTATATTATAGGCCCGTAAGGGAAGTGGGCAGGCAATCCTGTAACCAACCATAATTCTATTTAAAAAATGCCAAATTGGAAAAAAGTAATAGTCAGTGGATCTAACGCTGAACTAAATTCTCTGAATGTATCAACTTCGCTAACAGCAAGTAACATTCTAATATATGGGTCGGGTTCTACCATACTAGACATACAGGGTTCACAAGGTCAGTTGTTTTCTGTTACGGATAGTTTGACAGGTGACTTGTTTGCGGTATCAGACATATCTGGAATACCAATATTAACAGTTAATTCAAGTGGTGCTGTAGACATTGGTGGTAACCTAACAATATCTACAATTGCTAATGCAACTATAGACACAGATAAATTTCTAGTTAGTAATTCAGGACTTCTTAATTATAGAACAGGAGCAGAGGTACTCTCTGATATTGGTGGAGCGCCTGCAACAGGTGGATCTTATTTACCTTTAGCTGGTGGCACACTGACTGGGACTAATGGCGTTGTTTTCCCTGATACTTTTAAACTAAATCTAGGAACAGATTCAGACCTTAAGCTATATCACGACGGAAGTAATAGCTATATACAAGATGTTGGAACTGGTATGTTAGCTATCGATACAAATGGTACTGATGTTAGAATTACAAAAACTGATAATGAGTTTATGGCTAAGTTTATTACTGATGCTGAAGTTCAATTATATTATAATGGTTCTAAAAAGTTTGAAACTACAAACACAGGTATAAGTATAGGTGTAAATTCTATAATTCCCTTTGCTGGTAACACAAACGCAGGATATTGGTTGTATGGAACTCATGCACATGGATTTGTTTCTAACGCAAATGGTGATTTAAGAATACTAGCATTAACTCCCGGTGGTCAAAAAGAAGTTTTAAGAAGTTATATAACCACTGCAAGTAAATTAATTATTGATGGCAATAACTATTATAACGTTGGAATAGGTACAACAACCCCTACAACTAAACTAGACGTAAACGGTGTAATCACTGCATCAGGTGGTAATTCAACACAATGGAACACAGCATATACACATAGCACGTCAACTCATGCACCAAGTAATGCTACACCAGATCAAACACCTGCTGAATTATTAGCAGCAATTAAAACAGTTGATGGTGTTGGTTCAGGATTAGATGCCGATTCAGTTGACGGATATAACCCCGAAGAGGGTTTAGTTGCGAATTCACTAATGAAACGTGACGGAAGTATAAATGTTCAAGCAAGGAGGTTTATAGGAGGATATAGTAATAGCACAGATGGACAGTTAAACCAGCCATTTAAATTAGCTGTAGACCAGAACTCATACATGGTAGCAGCAGCAGGAGATACTTGGGGCTTATTCTGGGCTGGAAATAGTGGGGCACGATACGGTACAAATGGTAACGGTGGACCCGGTAACATATGGGGTAATTCAACCAATCCTAATGAATTTGTGTTTGTTGGTAGTGATAACACAAAATGGACAGTTAACGGTAATAATGGAAACACTTGGCAGAGTGGGACTATAACAGCAGCAGGAGATATTAGTTCAAACGGAACATATTACATAGGAGATAGTAAAAATATAATACAATTCTCGGACAGCTGGTTAAGAATAAATCCAAGTAACCATTTTGGATCAGGTATATACTGTGGAACAGGTATACTAAGAACAGATGGAGAATTACAAGTAGGAAATGCAGGAGATCAATTTAGAGTAAGCTCTACAGGTGATATTAGGATTAATAATAATGCACTAATAAACTACCAAAGTAACGTAGATGTAACTGGATTAGAGCTAGTAGCACAAGTAGCTATAGCAACTTACACAGCGGCATTCTTTGATTATGTTATCAAGAAAGGAACTAATGTTAGAGCAGGCGTTGTTTATGCATGTCATGACGGAACCAATGTTGAGTTCTCTGAAACGTCTACAGTTGACTTAGGAAATACATCAGACGTAGTCTTAAGTATAGATATATCAGGAGGTCAAATGAGACTATTGGCAAACGCAGCAACAACAAGCTGGAGTGTTAAATCTTTAATAAGAGCAATATAATATGGGAATATATAGAGGACCTGTTTACAACAGTGTTAGCGAAATCACTGGCCCTACTGGCTGGTACAACGTACAAACTACACTCGGACCAACCTTAGTTTGGGTTGATCAAGATTACGATGGTGGTGGATGGGTATTGGCTCTTGCAAATAGAAGATATACTTCAGGTATGAATAACTTAACATATGATAATGCAATCAATACTGTTAATTATAGAACCGATGGTACTGATGATAGTACAAATACAACTTTACCAGTTTCTCGTCAATTATTAGGAAAAGACCTTACTGATGTTAATGTATTTTTAGGATTAAAATATTGGAGTGAGTTGGCAGGTAGAGAATCTTCAAATAATACAACAGTTGTACAATTCGTATCAGCAACAAATGGTACGGCTTTAAGTGCAACGAGTTCACATAACCACAGACATAGATGGAGAGCTGCTGGATTTAATGGTAATTATGGTTTTACCTCTGCTGTAAGTATTGCAAATGAGGTAGGTGGAGTATCTCCTGGTATGTTATCACATGCAGGAAGTAGTAATCCATTATCAACATATGATAATGATAATGATTCCAATGGTGGAAGTTGTTCGAGTTATTATAACAACAATCCGTGGTGGTATAGTTCGTGTTGGGGTGGAAATCAGTTCGCTGGTGGAGGATATAATGACGGTCCTTATTGGACAAGTTCTACATCCGAATATAGTTATCAGTATGGGGCAATTTATATAAAATAAATATGATTACAGAAATAAAAGATATGAAATTAATTTTCTCACGGCCAAATTCCACTCAATGGAAAAAGGTTGTTGAGGATTTAGATGGTAATTTAATTTACGAGGAACTTAATGCAATATTTGATGAACCAACTTCGGAAGAATTTGATGCATGGGAAGCTCAAACATTAACAATACCACATTGGAATATTGTTGAAATAGAAAGATTTATATAAAGATATGTTTGAAAATAGAAGATGGTTGGTAATACCAACAAGTATAATAGGTACTATAGATTTTAATCAGGTTCAGCAATCTGGAGAAAATAATTTAAGATTATCTATAGATGAATCTGAGACATTTATTAAGTATGATGTTAATGTAGTTGAAGAAACTTTTGACACAACGTATATAAACCCAGAGACAGAAGAAGAAGAAACTTATACGACTGAAAAAGGAGTATATGGAAGACCTTCAATATATAGTGAGGATTATATAGAATATAATCATGCAGATATCTTAGAATTATTATCAACCGAGGTTTGGACCTCACCAATGGAAGAAATATAATATGGCTACAATAGGGGGACCGGATAAATTTGGGTTATGGTCTGATGCCGATCTAAGATCAGGTACAAACTCTTCATGGTCTTTAGGCACATATGTGGGGTCTGGGGGACCTAATGGCGATCCTTATATACAAGTAGTAGGAGGGGGTGGTGGTGGTTACTTAACAAATAGAATTGAGGTGGATACGACTAAATCATACCAAATGGTACTTTATGCAAAAACTCTTTCACCCGGAAGCTCTGGTAATAACCCAGGAGGCCATTTAGGATTTGCATGTTACGATATAAGTGATAATTTTATAGATTTACGACAACTTAAAGGTATCGGAGACACCCAATTGACCCGAGCTGCTTCTCCCGGAGACACTACTATTTATGTTTCGAACGCATCAGGATGGAGTAATGATGCAAATTCAATCTTTAGGAACTATATGTTATTTGGAGGACAATATCCTTATTCTGTTGGCTATTCTCGCTATACAGGTATATACAATCAAAACGGTATTACTAATTTAGGAGGAGGAGAATATTCTGTTACTCTTTCCTCGGGTTTACCTACATGGTCTGATGCTTTAGTTGGAGGGGTATACCCGGTAGGTACATATTTTGCAAACGGTAGAGCAGGAGGAACATATAACTATGCGTTAGGTAACCCAACATTTCCTACTACATGGACTAGGTACTCTACTCCTGTTTTTACTGGAACTAGTAGAAATAGTGATTACCCCTTCAGACATGGAACTAAATTTATTAGATTCTTATCATTAAGAAATTATAATAGAAGGACAGAATCCCCACAAGATCATGTATGGGGGTTGAGTAAGTTCTTTTTCGGTAGAGTTGAAGGCAATAGAGATTACCCCCTAACAAGAATATAAAACATATGAGCAGTATAGTAAAAGAAATAGAAATTGAAGAAAATAAAGTAGTATATATACTCTCTACTTTTGATAATGGAGATGAAGTAATAACTGAAAAATAATGTATACAGGACCAAACATAGAAAGAGACGGATTAGTATTTGGATATGATACTGGGTATGGAGTGGCTGATAATTCTACTGCTACTAGGTTTTATAAAGGAAAGCCCGTAGTAAATATGCTTAGTTACGGTGATGATTTTAATTCATGGACGAAAGCAAAGAACTCAGGATCATATCCAACTATAAACACAAAAATAAAAGAAGGTCCTATTGCTGGAACAATGGCGGATAGATTATCATTACCTTCTGATGGGAGTTACCCTAGAATATATCAAAATTTTACACCAACATCTACAACTGCACATGTTTTTTCCGTATGGCTGAAAGGTGAAACTACAGGTCAAGGTTGTTTTGTTGGAGCGTTTAGAAACAGCCCGTGGAGCTCACCTTCTAGTACTAATTTTAATATCACAACAGAGTGGGTGAAATATAGTTTTAGTATAAATCCAGCGGACACTACGTCACACCAAATATACATAGGATCACATAATAGCCATGGAGGAAAATCATTCTTAATATCTAAAGCTCAATTAGCTCCAGGAACTATCTCCTCTCCATTTACTAATGGAACTAGATCATCTACAGATGCTTTAATTGATTTAAAAAAATCAACCAATATAGATTTATCTAATGTATCTTTTGATTCAACAGGGCAACCTGTATTTGATGGGACTGATGATTTTATACGCATACCTGACGATCCCTTATATAGGTTAACTAGTACCGGCACATTAGAGGTATTATGTAAGCCAACTGACTTATTACAAGGACAATTTGCTGGATTAGTAGGACAAACCACAGGTGGTAGTTCAGGACAACAAGCATATTATCTACATTGGAGAAAAACAAGCAATCAGTTGAGGGGGGGTATAGCAACCTCCGCTGGGGTGAGTAATCTGATAGCATTTACTTTACCCACCGATACAAATTGGATTCATTTAGTGTTTACGTGGGATGGTTCATTTTTGAATTTATATAGAAATGGTATTTCAGCAGCAACACCAGTCGCTCAAACCATTAATGCACAGGTACTATCCACTAATGTGGACATTGGCGGAAGGATGTTTCAACAAACAATTGGTACAGGTGGTGGTGAGTTTAACGGCCAGATTCCAATAGTGAAAATATACAACCAAGCATTATCAGCAGAAGAAGTAAAACAAAATTTTAACGCATACAAGAATAGATTTAACTTATAAACGTATATTTATAATCGTACCTTTTGGACAATGAAAAAAGGATAAAACTATGGCAAACGAATTTAAAGTAAAAAATGGCCTTATTGTTGGAGGCGATTCTACATTTTCAGGAAATATAACAATTCCTCAAACAGCAGCAACAACAGACACAGACAAATTTGCTGTTTTAGACAACGGTATAATAAAATTTAGGACAGGTGCCCAGGTGCTATCTGATATAGGAGCACAAGTAACAGGTAGTTACGATAACTACGTTTCTTGGACTTTACAAGCACAAAACCAGGGCGGAGCTTCTTTAGGTACTTCTACAATTACAAGTAGCGATACTGCTATTTTTAAAGCAGGTACAAATGTTACTTTAGCTTGGGCGGATGATAGTATTACGATAAACTCAACTGACCAATTCACAGGTACTGTAACAGGAACAGGTGAAAATAACAGATTAGCTATTTGGAACGGAACTGCAGCTATAGATTCTGATTCTGATTTTTATGTTGATGGTGATACAATTTTCACTACTAATTTAGAAGCCAGTGGTTTAGTAAGCGCTTTAGGAGGTAACTCTACACAATGGAACACAGCTTATACAGATAGATTAAAATGGGATGGGGGAGCTACTGGAT